TTCATCTACATGGTTACCAAATCTCTTAGTGTATGTAGGTACGTATTTAAATTATGATAATAACTATTACATCGTTGTAAATGGAGGTACAACTTCTACACAACCTCCTGTTCACACGGTAGGTGTAGAAGCCAATGGGTCTACAGGTTTAAAATTCTTAGGCAAGCGTGCAACTGCTAATGCAGTAATTTCTAGCGGTCAAGTAACCTCTATCGTACCAGATGGTAGTTTAAGATCTATTACTGCTATCGATAGCGGTACTGGATACGCTTATGCTCCAACTATATCCTTTACTGGAGGTAGTGGGTCTGGAGCAAATGCATATGCAGTCGTTTCAAATGGATCAGTAGTTTCGTATGTTATAACGAATATTGGTTCTGGATATACTTCACCTCCTACGGTTGTGGTAGGGCGCCCATGGGTAGCAAATGCTAAAGTTGAACTTAATGAACAAATTTATAATGGTGAATATCTATACACTATTACAGATGTAGATATTGATGGTACTATAAGAGAAGCTAATGTCACATATGGTGGTAGTGGTCTAGCTCTAGGAAATGGTTATATTAAAGCACCTAACGTAACATTTGTTGGTGGTGGGGGTAATAACTTATCGGCTTTTGCTCAAATTCATAATAATGCTATTGCAAATATTTTCATAACTAATATTGGTAACGATTATACATCAGCACCAACGGTAGTTATTGGAGATCAATGGGCAGCTAATTTAAATGTTATAGCAAATACTCAAATATTCTATTTAAGTAACTTATACACCGTTTTAAATACAGGTAACTTAAATACCACAGCTCCATTACATGTATCCGGTACACAACAATTAGGTACTTCCAACTTAAGGTTTGAAGGAAATATTGCTACAGCTACGGTAAGTTTATATAGATCAAATTTCCTAAACACCACAGCCCCTACCCATGTAGTAGGTACAGTTAAATTAGGTGGAGCTAATGTCACAATAGCTGGTACTCACGCCGAAGCTACTGCAGTGTTAAAGTATGGTTCTGGGTATAATTATACTCCTAACTTAACTATTTCCGGTAATGGAACCAACGCTGCTGGCTCAATTGCAGTTACAAAATCAGAAGCTCTAATTAGACCAATTTTAGATAACGGTAGAATTGTTAGAGTAGCTATAGATGACGGTGGTACAGGATATACATATGCAGTTATAAATGTTATTGGTGACGGGTCTAATGCAAAATTCTTCATAGATTTTTCACCTGGAGATCTTATATCACTACAATCTTCTATTGAACTATTAGCTAACGAGGGCGGCATTCACGCGGCAAAAGTTATATCCGGGGGGTACAGCTACCCTGGTACTACCGCCAATGTTACTATTACTGGAGATGGTACAGGTGCTACCGCCACAGCGTCAGTGTTAGGTGGTAAGGTAACTAAAATAAACATAATTACCCCGGGCACAGGGTACTCCAAAGCTAACGTTAATATTATTTCAGAAGTTGGAAGAGGTGCGTCCGCTCGCGCTATTTACCCTCCTAAAGGAGGGCACGGTAAAGATATTGTTCAAGAATTATTTGCAAGAGCTATAGCTTTTTATAGTAATGTTTCTGACGATACTAATCAAGGGTTTGATGTAGATAACGACTATCGTCAATTTGGTATCATAAAATCTATTTCAAATTATGATGATCCAAGGTATTTTAATGAATCTATCGGTTCTGCATGCTGGGTAATTTCGGGAGTGATGAGTCCTAGTGTTTTTGCACCAGATAGAATAATTACTAGTACATTCTCCGGTGGTAAGTTTCTCATAGTAGCTTCTACTACTACTGGCGTTTTAGTACAAGCATTAGATAATATTGATCCAACTGTGGGTGAAAATTTCTTTACTGACACAGGTGAGGCCTTTGTAGCCACTGGAATTACTAAACCAGCCGTGGATAAATATTCCGGAGATTTAATGTACATAGACAATCGTCTTGCATTTACCCCTTCTACAGAACAAGCAGTTTCATTGTTAACAGTATTTACATTCTAATAGGTAAAAAATGGCAATTGATTTTAATGTAGCTCCTTACCATGATGATTTTTCACCGAGCTCAAGATATTATCGCATATTATATAAACCTAGTCGTTCAGTTCAAGCTCGTGAATTAACTCAAATGCAATCGATTCTTCAGAATCAGATTGCAGCAATGGGTACTAATGTATTCAAAGAAGGAACTATAATTTTAGGTGGTAAAACATTTTTTTACGTTATAGATTATGTAACTATCACAGGGACCTCTACCCCTACCGAATTTGTAGATAAAGTTATTGTAGGTGTAACTTCAGGTGCGAGAGCTCGAGTTATTCAGGTAACCCCATATGAAGTTTTCGATAGCGTAACATACCCACCTGCCCTCCATTTTCAATACATTGATGGTACCGAAACATTTCAGGCCGGTGAAGCGATTGTTATTGAGGGAACCACTACCACAGTAACTTTAACTGACAATGCATTGTTCTCTGGTAAGTCCAAAGTTTACAACATCCAAGATTCTGTTTTTTTTACTAACGGTTTTTTTGTATTTTGCCCTTCACAAACTGCAGTAGTAGGTCGATTAACTTCGGTACCTTCAGCAATCATTGGTTTAAAAATAAAAGAGGGTATAGCTAACTCTGACGATGATCCGTCTTTATTAGATCCTGCAGTTGGTTCTAATAATTACTTTGCACCCGGTGCAGACCGTTATTTTATTGACTTAGAATTATCTGTTATTAATTTTGATCCAGATGTAGAAGGCTCTGAAGATCAAGAAATTCCTAACTTTATTCAGCTTGCAAAATGTTACTACGGTGACTTATTAAATCCTCCATTAAAAACAGATTTTAATGAAGTTGAAAGTATGATGGCGCGTAGAACTTACGATGAATCTGGTGATTATACAGTAAGACCGTTTATTGCGCAAGTAGTTAATCATAGATACGGAAGTAATTTAGCTCATTCTATTAAAGTATCTACAGGTAAAGCTTATGTTCGTGGTTATGAATTTGAAACTACAGCTCCACTTTATTTAACTTTAGATAGAGCATTAGACACAGCAAGAGACTCCGACTTCCCTGTAGTACTGTCTTATGGTAATTATATACAAATAAATGAACCTACGGGGATGTTTTATCCTACCAAGGCTGAATTAGTTTACTTAAGTAGAAGTACTGCACCTAATGTTAGTTATTCAAGCAATGCAGCTTTTCAAGCTAATGTAGTCGGTACAGCCCGAGTAAGATATGTTGACTGGTCCGGTACGGGTAATGTTTATAATATGTACCTGTACAACATTGCCATGAAAACAGATAATGTTACCGGCGCTAGTAACGTATTTTCAGAAACTAACAGTATTATTTCAGCCACTATTAGTGGAGCTTCTGTAACTCCTCTAGCTAATAGTAATGTATTAAGTTTTGGTAATGCTGCTATTATATCACCGCAAAGAGATAATACCTCTTTATTCCTAATACCTCAGAGATTTGTTAAAACCTTAACACCAAACGCAGTTTCAAATATTTCGTTTTTAGGCGGGACATTATTTGAAGACGTTCAATTTACATCTGTAGGTGGTGGAAAATCTTCCGGTCAGATTGAGGTTGGTTTACCTAATAGATTTACTGGAACAGGTGAATTATCTGCTACTTTATCTAATTCATACTATCAAGGTGTAGTAGTTACATCTGCATCTGGTCCTCCGGTAGGTACCAGATTAATATTTGGTGTAACAGGTAAGTCTAATGTCGTGGTATCTTCTACAAGTTCTTTATCCAGAAGTACGCTTACTGTAACCGATGGTGGGTCGTTCACAGCAAATATTTTTGCTGTTGTAAATTATAGACAAGGCTCGGCTGGTAGTAAATTAAAAAATGCAAATACCAGAGTCAAAGTAGTTACGGCAGATCCAGACGGAAACGTTACAGGCAATCTTTTAGCCGTTATTTCTTTAGATTATCCTGATGTATCAGCTATTAATAGTGTTATTGATGCCACAGGTAATTCTGCCGCATCCTTTTTTACTTTGGATACAGGTTTGCGTGATGATTATTATGAGCACGCTACTTTAAGAGCTCTTCCAGGTAATAACATTCCATTACTTAATGTTACAACTAACCCTAATCTTACAATTACTTATACAGTTTTAGAACATACTGATGTAAATCAAACCGGTTATTTTACTGTCGATTCCTATCAAAATCTTGATTTTGCTGATATACCTACCTACACAAACGCACAAGGTAGAAAAGTAAATCTTTCAGACGTATTAGATTTTAGAGCAGTGAGATTACCAAATAGCAATACATTTGTTTCACCTGTAGTTCCAGTTCCAGATTCCACATTTACTACAACTGTAGATTATTACTTACCTAGAAAAGATAAAATTGTAATTACTAAAGATAGAAAGATGAAGGTCATAAAAGGTGTTCCTGCAAAAACACCTACCTTACCTTCTGATCTAACTGATGCAATGACAATTTATACCATCACTCTTGCACCGTATACTGCTAGACCTGAGGATGTAAAGTTAGTATATAATGAGAACAAGCGTTATACAATGCGCGATATAGGTAAATTAGAAAGAAGAATTAATAAACTAGAATATTATACTGCACTAAGTTTCTTAGAGAAAATTGCAGCTGATGAAAAAGTACCAAGCGCTCTTCCAGGTATCGATAGATTTAAAAATGGAATTATGGTAGATTCATTTGCTGGTCACTCGGTAAGTGATGTAGGTAATAAAGATCTAAGATGCTCCATTGATTACGAACGTAGATTACTACGACCAATGTTCGTAGCTGATTCCTATCTATACTCGGTATTACCTCAATCAAATAATTTTAAGTTAAGTGGTGATATTTTAACAATAGATTATAGAGAAGCTATTGGAGTTGTGGATCAAACTTTAGCATCCAACACTGTACCACTAATGCCTTTTGCTGTATTCAATTGGGTAGGTACAATGAAGTTAAGCCCTCAAACTGACTTCTGGAAGGATACCAAAACTAACCCAGCGGTTATTTTTAATTTAAATGGTGAGAATGATCCGTTTACTATTATTGAACCTAAAAACGGATTTAATGCCACTGCATCTCAGATGAAATTCTCCAACTGGGAGAACACTGGTATTACAGATTTACAAGTAACAGGTTCTACTGAAGTAAGAGTTGATAACAATTTAGAGTTAAAGACCGATGGTCTTAATTTATCAGCGGGGATTACCTCACAAGCCACAGCTACAACTACAGTTAATACATCTTATAAACAAGTTCAAGGTAGAGTAGGATTAGAAATTAACTCGGCTGAACGTGTTATTAATGCAAGTATAGGTAATAGAATCGTTGATTCTAGTTTATTACCTTATATCCGCCCAAGAACTATTGAATTTGTAGCTCAACAGTTAAAACCTAATACTAAATTATTTGCTACTTTTGATAATATAGATGTTTCTGATTATGTTTTCCCTGCTGCGCGTATTAGAATTAACTCTAATTTAAATAATGCAAACGTACGTTATTTGTCAAACACTATGTCTGGTGGTGGGCTTTATGCAAATGCAAGCGTTATTTTCCAAAGAAAAGATGGTCCTAATGTTACCGTATTATTTGTAAGACATTCTGGACAATCTAATGTATTTGCTGTAGGTAACGTAGCTACTCTTTACCTAGATACAGGTGTAACGGCTACTCATGCTGTTACAGGGGTTACCTTCCCGTCCACAGAAGATGGATTAATAACCACTGAAAGAGGGGAAGCTGTTGGTGTATTTGCAATTCCAAATAATGACGCTATGAGATTTAATGTAGGTGAACGTGCATTTAGACTATCCAATAGTTTGAATAGAGATTTAGAAGAGACAGTAGCAGAAACAATTTATCTTGCTCAAGGTATTACCCAAACAAGAGAAGAAGCTATAGTTGCTACCCGAGTAAAAGATGTAAGTATTAATCCCGTGTTCCAGACTAAAGCTGGAGCAACAGTAAACAAAACTACCTCAACAACAGTTACTGGGCCGGCGACATCCGCTGAATCTAATTCTGTAGCACTACCTGGGGGATCTTCTCGTACTTTATTTTGCGGTGAAGGAGCTAAAGCATCTGGTGGTATTGGATCCGCTGTCGGAAATCCGAACAACCCTGGTTCCGCCCCAGGGACTGGAATTGGGGTAGATGTAGGTACAGGGCAAGGTGTCCATGATTTTAGAATTAATCTTGGTGTAAAAACAGGACTAGTTAGAATTAGATGCTGGCACACTCCAGCAATAATTAATACCTATACAACAGGTGTCATGGGTGGTTTTATGAGTTGGACATCAGTTAAGGCTTCTGATTCCGGGCAACCTGAAAAATTTACCGTAAGGTACAGAGGTGAAGAATATACTACAGGGTTTATTGGTAATCGTAATTTTAATCAAAGATTGTTAGATTTAGGTTATGAAGATGTGTTTAGTGCACCTCCAGGGGGATTTGCTGACATTACTTTCTTTAAACACGATATAGGTGAAGAGTTTTGTCATATAACAGTTGATGCTCCTATGCCAGGAACAGGGTGGCAATTTGCTGCTATTGCCTGCCCTAATACACTACCAGAGACAGCACCAGGTCAATGTTCAATTAGAGCAGCAGATGCACACGCATTCTTTATTGAAGAAGACGCTAGAAGAACTCTTCAAACCGTACATGGTATTTCTGGTGTAGTTCTTAGTGAAGTGGACCGTGAGGTTATTAGAACTTCTAGGTCTAAAGGTGATTATAAGTTTACAATTTCTAATCCTTCACAAGCTCGAACTTCTAGAACATATAAAGCTGAGGACGATAGCGTCTACACGGATAGATCTATTACTATTAATTCTATTTCTGTAGATACTAGTAAGATGACTGCCCTAGATAATTTCTCTTATGAAATTATTACAACTGGAGAATCCAAAGGTAACGACGATGCAGAAGGGCTTAATCCTGATAGAACAGATGCAAGACTAGGTGGTAGGTGGACCAATACTTTAGGTTCTTTACCAGTTACACTTTTACCTGGTCAATCTAGAACATTCTCTTTAAGACTATTTAAAGATAGCCCTAGACCATCTGTAGGTCGCTCAAAAGGGCCTAAAGGTAGATTAATTGTAACCGCTGATGTTGAAGGACCTACCGGCCCGGCAACACTTGCAAAAGTAAATGCAATTACAGGTAAACTTGAAATTGATACCGTGGTAGGTAGTTCTGCTAGATCCACAACAGTTCAGTACTATGACCCTGTTGCTCAAACTTTTATCGTTGATGCAAGATCTTTCCCAGATGGTTACTTCTTAAGCTCAATTGATCTATGGTTCCAATCTAAAGACCCTGTACAACCGGTTCAAATTCAAATTAGACCAGCTATCGAAGGTAGACCAAGTGCAGATATAGTTTTACCTTTCGGGACTAAAACTTTAGCTGCAGAGGATATTGTAGCTTCAACTACATTTGATCAAAGTAAATTTACAAGATTTAAATTTGACACACCAGTATACTTAACACCTCAAGAATACGCTGTAGTTGTTTTATGTATGTCTACTGAAGCCAGACTATACATCTCAACATTGGGTCAATTTAAACTTGGTACTACTACCCCTGAGAGAATTAGAGAACAGCCGTATCTAGGTGAATTGTTCTTATCTCAAAATGCTCGTTCATGGGTACCTGAACCATTATCTGATTTAACTATCAGAGTTAACAGAGCTAGATTCTTGACAGAAAATACAGCTAATGTTACAATGGCTTCAACTACACCGGTAGCTAATACTGAATATGATCTATTCTATACTCAGGGTGATTTAATTGAATTCGCTGATACATTTACATCCTATGCTTTCTTAACCTCAACACCTAGTTATGATGGTGGAGGTAATATTATCGGGGCGTTATCTGATATTCAATACTTACGCTATAATTTAGGTACTAATTACCCTCTTAATACTAGAAAAGTGGTATTGAGAGCAAGCGGTGAAACATTGAAGCTTAATTTATTAATGGCATCTACAAGTGATTATATTTCCCCGGTAATTGATATGGGTAGATTAGGTTCCGTTCTTGTACGTAACATTATTAACAATGATGCAACTGGTGAAGATGGTATAGCAGGAGGAAATGCTCAAGCCCGCTATATCACTAGAAAGGTTGTTTTAAATCCGGACTTCGAATCACAAGATATTAAAGTCTATTTAAACGCATTCTTACCTAAGAACTCAAGTATTAAAGTATATTATAAAGTTAATGCTCCAGGTACTACTAACTTTGAGTTAGAAAATAGATGGACATTGATGTATGAAACAAATAAGGTGGGTAACGAAAGAGAAGGTTTTGCGGAATTTATTTTTGAAACATCACCTACTCTAAATGATCCATTTACAACAGCATTACCGGACGGTGCTAAGTTTAGTATTTTCCAGATTAAGATTGTTATGTTATCGGATGATACTACCAAGGTACCGATTATTAGAGATTTGAGAGCTATTGCATTCGATGAGTGATCCTGAACAACTTGAAGTTATTGATAGACCTGACTTAGTTAGAGATACTCGTTCTAAAGCTATTTTATCTAGGGATGTCCAGAAACTACAGGATCATCGTAGAAAAGTAGCTTTAATGAGATCATTAATAAATAACACCAACGATATTAATGAGCTTAAACAGGAAATTTCAGAAATTAAAGATTTGCTCCGAGAGCTCATAAAAGAAAAAAATAAATAATAAATGATTTTAACAAGGTAAACAAATGGCAATTTTAACGCTGCGATTAGTTAAAGGTACACCACTTACTAACTTAGAAGTGGATAATAACTTTTCTAATCTTCTATCTGATATTAATTCAATAGAAGCAAACTCAGGTGTATTATCACAGCTAACCACTTTTAATAAATCTAACCTGGTTTCGGCTATTAATGAAATTGCCAGCGAAAGTACCAGTAATGTTACTATTACTGGTGGTACTATTTCCGGGGTTTCTATTTCGAGTGTTAGCTTAACTAGTAACATTTCCTTAAGAGGTAACATTTCAGACTCTTTTGGTTCTAACGTTACAATAAGTAACTCGACATTAACAGGTATTACATTACTATCCTCTGTCTTTACGGGTAATGTTATATCATCTAATGTAGAGATTTCAGGTGGAAATATCACTGCACTTACTACCCCTCTACCAGTATCTTCAGGTGGTACTGGGGCTACTAACGGAACCCAGGCTCTTTTAAATTTAGGGCTTGATGTAGGAGCTTTTGCAGACCCAATTCCATTCGCTATAGCCTTAGGATAACAGGAGAAAAAAGTGGCTAATATTTTTAATCGCAAACTATCAAATAGTGTAGGGACTGCAAATACTATAATTGGTTCATATACTACTGGTGCAGGTGTTCGAACAGTTATTATCGGTCTAACCATAGCAAACACATCTGCAGCTTCAATTACAGCAAGTATTATGTTTTCGGATAATACTGCAGGAAACACCTATATTGTTAAAGACGCACCAGTTCCAGCCGGAGGTTCTTTAGTAGCCGTAGGTGGGGATCAAAAGATTGTTCTAACAGAAGGTGACAAGATTATGGTAAGGTCATCAGCTGCATCTTCATTAGATGCAATTATGTCTATACTAGAACAAACACCATAAGAGGTTGAAATGCCTTTAACTAAACTTAGAAATTTTAGTATAGAAGATAACAATATTACTTCAAATAAATTAGCGTCTGTTAATAGAATTATTAGCACAGCTAATATTGTATCTACGGCAGGTATTATTGGTTCCCAAAATATTGATGTTTTATCTAACGCTACCTACCTATTTACAGGTACTACCAGTGGTAATGTTACTTTAAATTTAAGAGGTAATTCTACTACAACACTTAATGCATCTTTAGCTACCGGTGAATCAGTAGAGATTATAGCTGGAATTACTAACGGATTAACTGGTTATGTCGCTAATGTTGCTATTGATGGTGTTGTTCAAAGTACTTTATGGTCAGGTAATACCAGACCTTCAGGAAGCTCATATAACACGGATTTATATCACTTAAGAGTATTTAAAACTGGAAGTGCCACTTATAATGTATACGGTGAAAAGGTAAATTTTGGTACCGGTTAATGTTTAACATAGGAATTTAAATGACTTACTTAGGCGCAACAACCGTTTCAGATAAATCGGTTGCAAAGCTCGATGACATATCGAGTTCATTTGACGGTGTATCTGTCAACTTTACCTTAAGAATTAATGGAACAGAAGTGTTTCCTGGTAGCAGTGTTAGTGTCAATATATCTTTAGATGGTGTATGGCAAGAGCCCTTATCTGCTTACTCTATTAACGGGTCTACCATTACTTTTGATACCCCACCTAGAGCAGGTGTTAAGTTTTTCGGGGCAGCCACTTACTATGGTGGTTCTGCTTCAGCGGTATCACCTGATGCAGTAAACACAACACAATTAGTTAACAGTGCTGTAACTACGAATAAGCTTGCTGATGGTGCTGTTACTGCTGCTAAGCTAAGCTCTTTGACTTATTTAATTGAAACAGCTAATGTAATTAACTCTGCTCCTCCTCTACAAGCTAATATCGACGTTAAAAATAATTCATTTGTCTACTACACCGGTAATAATCCTGGTACTATAACTATTAACGTACGTGGTGATTCCTCGACAACATTAAATTCGATGCTTGCTAATGGTCAAATACTTACTTCGGTAGTAGCTTTAACTAATGGAAGTACTGGGTATGGTGTAAATATTAGAGTGGATAATGTTACTCAAACTCCAAGATGGTTAGGTAATGTTGCACCTACTGGTGGTAACTCAAATAGTATAGATCTTTACAATATTTCTGTACTTAAAACAGACGTAAATACATATACAGTTCTTGCTTCACAATCGCAATTTGGAATAGGTTAATATGCCAGTCTTACAGACACTTGCCTCAGCTTCTGCTAAATCGCTTGGG